GAAGAGGGCTTACGCTCAACAGAAAGAGAAAGAAGAGTTTGAAGCTCTGCGGAACTCTCGCAGAAGACAGAACTCACAAACGAATAAAGCGAGGAATCAGTATGGACGAAGAAAGGTATAAAGAAATTGACACTATGACCGGCGAAGAGCTTAACAAGCTCGTAGAAGAAGAGTACAGAGAGTTTAATAAGATGCGCTACCTTAAACGTACCGATCAGAAGACTGCGCTCGATGATCTTGTAGCTCATATAGATACCGCTCAGCAAGGTTATTTGCCGATGTGGGCTACCGGCTTTCCTGAGCTTGATAAGAAGCTCGACGGCGGCTTTCTGGGCGGTAATCTTATTGTTGTAGGCGCTATAAGCTCTCTGGGTAAAACGACTTTCGCTTTACAGATCGCTGATCAGCTCGCCGGCCAGGGTAAAGATGTGCTTATATTCTCTCTTGAAATGAGTAAAAACGAGCTCAATGCCAAGAGCATAAGCCGTAATACTTTCAAGCTCACAGACATCGGCGTAGATCGCAACGGCGAGCCAAAGAAAACGCCAAGACAGGAATACCGGCTCACTATGAGCGATATACTCAGGGGGCGAGTCGGCAGGATCGGCGAGGATAAGAGAAAGCTTTTCGACGAAGCTCTCGCAGAGACCCAGAAGCTCAGTGATCACTTGTATATACTGCGTGATAACGATATGGACTTAGATAAGATCGCCGCTACTATCCAGGCTCACGAAGACGCTACAGGAAGAAAGCCGTTTGTAATTATCGACTATTTACAGATACTTAAGGCACGAGAAGAAGCTCGTACAAGTGATAAGAGACTTCTTACCGATGACGATGTGAACCGGCTTAAGGACCTGGCAGAAAAGCAAGGCGTACCGATACTCTTAATATCAAGCTTTAATCGTAACAGCTATCTTGAACCGGTAAGCATGGGCTCTTTCAAAGAGAGCGGTACTATCGAGTACAGTAGCGATACTCTCATAGGCTTGCAGTATAGTGGTATGCAGTATCAGAAACACTGGTTTACAAATAAGAACGGCACGAAGAAACAGGTTTACGAAAACAAGACCGAGCACGATACCAGGGTAAGACTACTCTCTGAAAAGATGGACAAAGACGGCGCAGACGGTCTCTTTCTCCCTATTGACGTCGTACTTCTTAAGAACAGAGGTATAAGCAAGGGAAAGATACTTTTTGAATTTTGTCCCAAATATAACATTTTCAGAGAGAAGCGAGACCAGGACGCTAAGCGGTACGAGTGGAATCACGACGCCGACGAGAATCCTTTTGATCTGCACGATCTTGAACTTCCAGAAAACAAAAGAAAAGGCTCTCTCGGCAAAGTCTGAACAAATAAATAAGTAATAAGAGTAATAAGGGCGTATCGGTATTTACTGGTACGCTCTTTTATTGTCTATTTTTCGGTAATATGGTAATATGGTAAGAGAATCTTAACGCAATTACTAATAAGAGTGGTAATATGAGTATTTTTGATAAACTGTTTAACAGAAAGAAGACCGTTACTAAGGCTCAGCTCGTACGAGAGCCGGCAGTAGGCTTTTCTACGTACGGCGGCGACGCCTACAGTAACGATATTTTCAGAGAAGCGGTAGACGCTATAGCTCGTAACGCCGGTAAGCTTAAGGGCTCTCACGTTATCAGCTATGCGGATCACGACCGTGTAGACGGCGACTGTAAGATTAACCGGCTCTTACAGGTGAGACCGAATAGGTACATGAGCGCTTATGATCTTCTGTACAAGCTCACGACTCGGCTCTTCCTGTATAACAATGCTTTCGCATATCTTGACCGAGACGAACGTGGCAACCTGAGAGCGATCTATCCAATAACGGCGACTCATGTAAACATACTCAGCGACGCCGCCGGCTCTCTCTTCTGTGGCTTCTTGTTACGCTCTGGTAGGGAAGTCGTACTACCTTACGAGGACGTCATACACTTACGCCGCTTCTTTAACGAGAGTGAGATACTCGGCGAAGACAATAGCGCTATATCGCCTGGTATCGAGCTCGCTCAGACCCAGAACGACGGCGTAACGAGTGCGATCAGAGCCGGCGCTTCTATCAGAGGTATTTTGTCTTTTACTCAGATAATGAGCCCGAGCAAGCTTAAGGAAGAGAAAGACGCTTTTGTAAAAGACTATCTGGAGCTCGGCAACGACGGCGGCGTAATAGCGACTGATCAGAAGATGACCTATACACCAATAGAGTCTAAGCCGGTAATCCTTGACGCAGATCAGGCGAGAGAAGTCAAAACGAAGATATATAACTATCTGGGCTTAACTGAGTCTATCGTTAACAGCTCGTACACAGAAGACGAGTACGCCGCTTTTTATGAGTCAACGCTTGAGCCGATCGCTATAGCTCTTTCTCAGGAATTTACCGCAAAAGTCTTTTCAGACAGAGCCCAGTCTTTCGGGAATAGCATTATTTTTGAATCTGGGCGGCTTCAATTTACGAGCAACAGGACAAAAGTAGATCTTATCGCTCAGCTTGCGCCGTACGGTCTTCTTACGATTAACCAGGCGCTTGAAATACTTAACCTGCCGAGCGTAGAAGACGGCGACAAACGTCTACAGGCGCTCAATATGATAGATCAGAGCATAGCTACCGAGTATCAGCTCGGAAAGAAGCCAGATAACCGGCTCAGCGGAGAAAACGATGGGTAAAAAGGGTATCTTAGAAACGCTTGTAACAGCAACTATAACCGGCATTATCGAAGACGACAACGCTATCTATATAGCGGCTCGCTCTCTTTTCGGTAAGACTCGCAATTACTTGATAACAGTAGCAGACGGCGAGCTTACGGTCTCGGTCTTAGAGGGATCAGGAAATGAAGAAAAAGAGAAAAAATAGGACGATGCGGCGCTCTTTCCCTGGTAGGAAACAGAGCTACAAGACTAAGCCGAGTACTAAGCCGAATAGCGTCAATGCCGCCGCTTACAGAAGTGCAGGAGAGAGGGCGTTAACGGTATGAAGAGAACAGACTATAAGGTATGCGAGTACTGCGGCGCAGCTCTGGACGCCGGCGAGCGATGCGACTGTATGGATAAAGCGCCAAAGATCGCCGGCAGAGTGTATAGCCCAGTGAGAAGAGAAGACGGCGAGATCGTTTATTATGGCTTTCCTGAGTTTATGGTAAGCGAGCACAAGAGAATCAGCGAAAACTATAAGTGTTGAATGTATGGGGTGACGGCATGAACGCATTACAAGCGATACGAGAAGCGTTAGAGCCGATCGGCGTCCCTGTGGAGCTTGCGCCGTATGATGGCGGCGACGAGAGTACCTATATCGTCTACAGAGTGACTGATACATACGGCGCAGACTGGAGCGACGACGACGCCGGCGCTGAAATAAGCGAGTGTGTAGTTTATCTATGTTGTCCCCTGGGCGAGAATCCGAGCAAGCTTTCCAGGAAGATGAAAAAACTCATAAGAGAGAAAGAGTACTTTACTTATCCGAGAATGGTATACGACCAAGATCCAGAGGGAAAGATGACCGTCTGGGCTTATAGTTTCCAGTACGAGAGCGTACCAGAAAATGAAGAAGAGTAACACAGAAGAATCAGATCGTCGCAGTACTAAGAAATCTGCAAAGGTGCGTGATAAATCAGCGCCCTGGTGTGTTTATCCAGAAAGAAAAAACTGTAGAGACTGCGAGTATAGCTATGCGCCGTTTTTATCCGATGGCGGCTGTAAGCTAATGAAGTGACCTTTTAAGAGGTGATCTATGAAAGAAATCAGAGTAGCGGAAATACGAGCAAATGAACCGTCGGCAGACGGTAAGAAAGCTCTTATTTTGAGTGGGCGACCTGTGGTATATGATACGCCTACTCTCATAAACGATATGGGCGGTAGCTATATCGAAATTGTAGAAAGTGGCGCACTCGACGGCGCAGATCTGCGAGACGTACGGCTCTTAGTCGGGCATGATGCGAGCAAGATACCGCTCGCTCGTACGCCTAAGACTATGAGCTTAAAGCTCGACGATAGCGGCTTAACTTTCGAAGCGACACTACCAGATACCGAAGCCGGCAGAGAAGCTTATAAAGCCGTAGAGCGTGGCGATCTCAGAGGTATGAGCTACGCTTTTACGATACCAGAGGGCGGCGACTCTTACGATCCTGAGACGAATACCAGGACTATAAAGCGTATCGCTAAAGTCTATGAGTGCTCTCTTACGGCGTTTCCAGCTTATGAGTCTACTTACGTCTCGGCAGAGAGTAGGGACTCTCGGCGCTTTCTCTGTGGTCTCATGCAGAGAAAGAAAGAAGCCAGGATACTTATTAACCAGATACTTAAAACGAGGTAATACACCATGAAATTTAAGACAGTAGCAGAAGCTTTTAATTTTTATCGCAGTAAGACTGTAGAAGAGATGGAGACCAGGGCGAGAGCGATCGGCGCAGAGATCGACAGTAACGCCGACGCCGACGTAGAAGCTCTTAACATTGAGCTCAGAGGTATCAAAGAAGCAAGAGAGGACGCAGAGAACCGTAGCTCTGCAAAGAAGACTCTCTCTTTCTTTGAGGGCATGGAGACCAGGCCGCAGAAGAAGAGCTTTGACGCTGAGACCGTACTCGACACAGAAGAGTACCGTAGCGCTTTCTTTAAGACCATGCTCGGCAGAGAGCTCAGCGATACCGAGCAGAGGGCTTTCGATGTGGCTATGAGCGTGGCAGAGCGCCGTAACGACGCATACAATACGGCAAGCAACAGCGCCGCAGTACTTCCGACCCAGACACTTAACGAAGTGATCAGCAAGGCTCGCACTATGGGCGGTATCCTGGGCGAGTGCAGAGCTTTCAATATCCCTACAAAGGTATCTGTACCGGTAGGAACGCCGAGCACTAAAGCTGCATGGCACACAGAAGCGGCGGCGGTAGAATCTGAGAATGTGACCGTAGCGACGATCTCTTTCGATGGCTACGAGCTTATGAAAGTCTTTTCTATCTCTGCAAAAGTACGCCGCATGAGCGTCTCTGCATTTGAGAGCTATATCGTAGACGAGCTTACCGCCTGCATCATGGAAACGCTCGGCTATGCGATCATTAACGGCTCTGGTACCGGCGAGGGTACAGGACTTGAGAACGGTATTACCTGGCGTACTTCTGCGAGCGGCAGTAACGCAAAGAATCATCACCAGATCGCAAGTACAGACGACTTTGCTTATAGCGATATTATCGCTTTCGTGGCGCTTCTTAAGAGGGGCTACGCCGCCGGCGCTAAGATGGCTATGAACAACTCTACCCTGTATAACGTCTTCTACGCTATGAGCGATCAGAACAAGAGACCGCTTTTCGTGGCAGATCTCCAGAATGATACCGTCGGTAAGGTGCTCGGCTTCCCTGTAGTGATCGACGACAATATCGACGACAACACTGTGTACCTGGGCAACTTTGCTAAGTACATGGGCTACAACATGCCCGAGGGTATCGTCGTAGAGTCTTCAAGAGAAAGCTCTTTCAAAAAGGGCGTTATCGACTACAGGGCTATGGCTATCGCCGACTGTAAGCCGATCGTAGAAGAGGCTTTCGTAAAGCTCAGCAAGGCAACCGAGTGATAACGGTAATAGTATCTTAATTGATAATATTATATTGATAGTAGGGGGCTCGAGATGCTCGTAACGCTCTCGGGCTCTTTACTTATTTAGGAGTTTAAAATATGACACTCTCACAAGCTTGTAATATCCTGCATGTAGACCAGGGAAACAACGACGAACTTATAAGAGCTCTGGTAGAAGCTATACCGTCGTACATTGAAACTGCGACCGGCTTATCTGTGATCTACCAGGACGAAGAGCCGCTCGTAGACGTCGTAGGCGGCTTACTTCTCACTCAATGGTACTATAGCGATCACGCAGACGATCAGAGCTTAACCAGGACTATAAACGCTCTCTTAAAGGCTATCTCTGTAATAGCTCGCAGATATGCCGAGTAAGTACGGAAATACCGCTTTCTACAACTCAAAAGAATGGCGGCGAGTATCCGCGGCGTACATGAGCTCTAAGCTCTATATCTGCGAGAGATGCGGTAAGCCGGCGCAGATATGCCACCATAAAAAATGGTTAAATGAAAAGAACGTACACGATCCAGAAACGGCGCTCAGCTTCGACAACTTAGAAGCGCTCTGCATTGAATGTCATAACGCTGAACATGGACTCAGGCACGATATAACGGTCTTCGACTCAGACGGCAACGTAGCAGAGGTAAAAGAGAGCGCCGCTACGAAGAAATACCAGAGCCACAGATCGCAGATAGACGACGTAGTAAGAAAAGCTAAGTCTCTTCTCTGTGGTCTTAATGAGAACGAGCCCGACACAGACCCATAGAGCGGCTTTTCTGAAGAATGGGTACTTAAATATCTATCTAACAATAAAACGGCTCAGAGGGCTAAAAACAAGCTTCAGAGGGGTACGAGGTACAAACCATGAAGAAAGAGACTTCTTTCGATGACATCTTACGAAAGATACCAGACGATAAACGCTATATCGGCGAAAAGCTTGTAACCGAGCTTTCTTTCATGGAAAAGACGCTCGAGCGGCTCAGGATCCAGATAAGCGAGACCGGCGAAGTAGAGCACTTTCAACAGGGTAAGCAAGACTTTTTGAGAGAGTCGCCGGCTTTAAAGGCATACAATACGACCGTACAACGCTATAGCGTCATGTATCGACAGCTCGCCGACCTGATGGGCAAAAGCGCAGAAGCAGAAAAAAGCAACGCCGTCTACGACTTTCTGAAAGAGAATTGAACTATATAGAAGAGTATCTCGACGCTATACGCTCTGGTAAGTGTATCGTCGGTAAACGTATAAGACGGCAATACGAAAGACTGAGCCGAGATATACGAGAACCGAGCGGCGGCTACGTCTTCGATCAGAAGAGAGCCGAGCGACCGATACAATTTATAGAGCGATTCTGTAAGCATAGCAAAGGCGAATGGGCTGGCAAGCCGGTAAAGCTTGAACTCTTCCAGAAAGCTTTTATATCGGCGCTTTTTGGCTTTATACATGAGACCACAGGAGAGCGCCGGTACAGAGAGACTCTTCTCTATGTGGCACGTAAAAACGGCAAGAGCACTCTGTTATCTGGGCTCGCTCTGTATTGTCTTATCGCAGACAAAGAAGCCGGCGCAGAAGTCTATAGCGTAGCTTCAAAGAAAGACCAGGCTCGGATAATCTACGAAGAAGTGTGTAACATGGTACGGCAGAGCCCAGAGCTTCTGGAAATCACAAAGAAGAGAAAGAGCGACTTGTACTTTCCGCTCACTTTCTCAAAGATGCAACCGCTCGGCAGAAATAGCGATACGCTCGACGGTCTTAACAGCTCTCTGGTAATCATAGACGAGCTACACAGTATCAAAGATCGGAACACTTACGAGGTAATGAAGCAGAGCCAGAGCGCAAGGCGTCAACCGCTCTTAGTGATGATCACGACGGCCGGTACTGTGAGAGAGTGTATTTTTGATGACATGTATAAATACGCTTGCGGCGTCTGCGATGGAACGATAACCGACGAGCACTTTCTACCGATCCTGTACGAGCTCGACAGTAAAGAAGAATGGCTCGACCCGATGGCATGGGAAAAAGCAAACCCGAGTCTTAACCATATAAAGAAAATCGACGACCTGATCAGCAAGGTAGAGAGGGCAAAACAGAGCCCGAAAGATCTTACAGGCGTCCTGGTAAAAGACTTTAATGTAATATCTACGGTCTCAAGTGCATGGCTCACTTTCGACGACATAAACAACGAAGAGACTTTCGATATAGCAGACTTCAAAGGTTACTACGCTATCGGCGGCGTAGATCTATCTCATGTAGGCGACCTTACCGCCGCTACTCTTCTCTTTATGGACAAGAGCGAGAAGCGGTACGTTACTCAAATGTACTGGTTACCGAAAGAGCACTTTGAGAAAAGGATTTCAGAAGAGAAGATACCTTACGACAAATGGTACGAAGCTGGTCTTCTCAGACTGTGCGAGGGCAACCAGATCAACTATAGCGACGTTACCGCCTGGTACTTAGAAATGGTAGAGAAGTACGATGTTACGCCGGCATGGATTTACTACGATCCATATAGCGCCGCCTACTGGGTGCAGGAAATGCAGAGCTACGGCTTCAATCTCGTAAAGTGCTACCAGGGCGTGAAAACTCTCTCGCTACCGATGCAGAAGCTCGGCGCAGATCTCCAGGCGAAAAAGATAAACTATAATAATTCAAGTCTTCTTAAGTGGTGTATCACAAATACAGGCATAAAGACCGACGTAAACGGCAATATCCAACCGATTAAAGCGCAGTCTGCGAAGTACCGTATAGACGGCTTAGCAAGTCTTCTCGACGCTTACGTAGGGCTTACAGATCACTACCAGGAATACTTAGACACTCTATAAGGTGATGGCATGGAAAGTAAGAGATACAGGACACGAAAAGGCTTATATTTTCAGAAAGATAAGAAAGCTCAGATTTACAAAAAGCATACCGGCAGTAAGGACGCAGACGGCTTTCCTGTGGGCGACTACTGGACGCCGGTCTCTCCGTTTCCTCTGTGGTGTTATGCGAAACAGCTCTCACAAGAGCAACTCTACGCTACTCATACCTTTTTGAACGACGAAACAAGGCTCTTCGTATTCAACTACAGATCAGACATAAAACAGTATGATTACCTGTACTATGTTGATAAAGACGAATGGTACGAAGTGAGCCGAGTCGATACCGCCGACGACTATAACGGCGAGCTCTACGTCTACGTGAAAAACATAAAGTACAGACCGAAAGAGAGCGCTATAAAGCCGTATGGCTACGAGCCGAATACATGAGACCACAGGAGAGAGCTACCAGAGCGGCGGCTCTCTTTTTTTGCTTTTTCTGTATTACTGCATAGTTATCAAATAATTGACATAACACGAGTAAGAGCTTATACTTGTGTAATAGGCGCAATATTGATTTTTCCAGTAATATAAGAAAGAGAGGTAACAGCATGATGAAAGAGAGGGCAAGACTATGAGAGTTATAACTTTTCTCAATCAAAAAGGCGGTACAGGAAAGACGACAAGCTGTATAAACGTCGGCGCAGCTCTTTCCCTCTGTGGGCTCAAATGCCTACTTATAGACATAGATCCGCAGGGCGATCTAACACAGAGCGCCGGTTTTGATGACCTGGGCGACGACGATCTTACGACTTATGAAGTACTTAACGGCGAAGATATTAACCAGGCGATAAGAACAAAGACCGCTAAAGTCGATTATGATGTACTGCCGACCGATATACGGCTCAGCGCCGGCGAGATTGAATTTGTAAACGCTGAGCGGCGTAACTATCTTCTTAAAGACGCTCTTGCCCAGCTTGACGATAGTTACGACTTCGTTCTTATTGACTGTCCACCGAGCTTAAATATCTTTACGCTTATGGCGCTTACGGCGGCAAAGGAAGTAATAATACCAGTACAGGCGCAGTACTTACCGCTTAAAGGCGTAGCGCAGATCAGAGATACGGTAGAGCTTGTAAGAGATCGCTTTAACTCAGATCTTGAAATAGCCGGCGTACTTCTTACTTTCTATCATGCCAACCAGAACTTAGATAGAGATGTGCTTGAAGCGCTCGAGCAAGCTTTCGGCGATAAGGTATTTAAGACGAAGATAAGTCAGAACAGCAAGCTCGCAGAAGCGCCGAGTCATGGCAAGGACGTCATAGAGTATAGCCGCAATAGCAAAGGATCTCAGCAGTACCGATCACTCGCCGAAGAGATACTCGGACATGCTACCACAGAAAAATGAAAAGAGAGGGAAAGACAATGAGCAAAGCACTCGGCAAAAATCCGTTACTTAATACGCCGCCGGTACAGAATGAAGAGCCGGTACTCACAGAAAGAGATATAGCAATAATCAGAGCGGCTCAGAGCGACGTAGACGACTTTACGACTGCGAGCTTCAAGGTACGTAAAGAGTATCTTAAGAAGCTCAGAAACTACGCTTTTACTAATCGTCTTGAACAGAAAGAAGCGCTCGATCAGATACTCGGCGCTTTCCTGGACACGATCGACGACAGCGAGCTTCTGGAGTTTCCAGAGAAGCCGAGAAAGCCGAGAAAGAAAAGAGGGCTCACGAAATGATAAAGCTTGAAAATACTGTAGCTTATACCGCAGAAGAAGCCGCCGTAATGCTCAACAGAGCTATTTCTACGGTAAGGACTTATATACGCTCTGGCAAGCTCAGAGCTCATAAAGTCGGCAGAACCTACTACATAACTGAGAAGACTCTTACCGAGTTTATCACCGGCGAGAGACCGCAGAGGAAAGAAGAAAAATGATCGTATCGCTTACAAAGAGAGTGCTCGATACCGTCGAGAAAAAAGTAGAAAAGTCTGAAAAGCTCTACGAAGACGCCAGGGAACGAGCCAGAGCTCTCAGGCCAGAAGCGCCAGAACCGCCGTACGCCGGCGTAAAGGATAAGGACAAGCTAAAGGTATACGAAGAATGGCTCAGCTCCGGATCAGAAGAGTGGCGCAGAGCTTATAACGAAGCGCTCGCTCTTGACGTCGGCAGATGGGGAAAGAATGACGCAAGAGTACAGGCTATCAAAGACGCAGACGAAAAGCTCTTAGCGAGGATCACGAAGAGCCAGGACGCCACAGTAAAAGAGCTCAAGCGGCAAGTCGATATTTTCTTACAGACTGATTTTGTCTACCAGAAAGATAAGAGCGGCTACTTCGTACCTAACTTCGGTTTCATTCAAAAAGAGCTGAGAAACTTATTCTACAAACCGATGCAGACGCTCGACACTGAGAGACAAGTCGAAATAGAGAACTATATCGACTTGAAAGCCGGCGATCTGCCGCAGAAAGTAAGCTCGTATACTGCCAAGTACTCTCTTTCCTGTGGAGTCACTACGCCGCAGACAGGAACAGATAGCGGAGAGAAAACGACTATTAAGCAAGGTAAGTACAAAGGACAAGAAATCTCCATACCTTGTAACTACACTATCTATTATTTCATACCGGCAGTAGACGGCAATAACCATGAGACCACAGAGGAGAGACATACTACCGCAACGCCAAAGAAGTATGTAACGACGGTAGATCGTATCAGTAAGAAAGCTTTTAAAGGTGGGCTCGTACGACCGCTCGACGCTGATAGCTCAGATCTCTGGGACGTACGGCTTGAGAGTCATAGAAGTAAGAGCGAGGTAATAGCCAGGGTAGCAATAGACTATAAAAAGATTATGGAGAGTGAAAACATATCAGACTTACCGAAGCTCACAGATGACGACTACGACGTACACGACGCTATCATAAGCGAGCTCAATGCCGGCAATTATGTTTTTACAAAGACTATGCTCTATAGGGTAATGACCGGCAAAATGAAAGTGAAAGACCTGGAGATACCGGCGGACGCCGATCGAGTCATAGAAGACGCTCTTCTTAAATTCAAGGGTACTATGCAGCTTGAATACTCAGGAGAAGATAAAGACGGCAATATTATTGAAATAAAGCTCGACGAGCCGCTTGTAACCTATATCAGAGGTAAAGGCTATCTTAACGGTAAATATATGGAAGATCTCATTATATTGCCAAGGGACGACCGCTTTGCGCCGCCACTCTATAAATGGGCTCAATTCAACCGTAATGAGATAGATACCAGGGACGTAACGCTACTCGACGTAAAAGGGCTCAACAACGGCAGAGAGAGCCGAGTTATAAAGATGTGTTTGTACCGACGGCTTATCTCTATGAGAAACTCTTTTGAGCGCAAGTACCATAGTAAAAAGGAATTACCAAACAATCAGAGAAGTATACGCTATGACTTTATCTACTCAGCACTCAGTCTGGAAGATCCAGACAAAAACAAACGCCGGCTCATAAAAAACAAAATAGACAGGTGCATGAGTTACTGGAAAGACAAAAGCTTTATAGCTGACTATCTGCACAAGAGAGACAACAGCGGCACGTACTACGCCGTCGAAGTGAGTTTCCTTTTACCAAAGAAGAAATAGAAGAGAGTCATACACCAAGAAAACACGACACCGCACACCAAGAAGACACGACACCACACACCAAGAAAACACGACACCGACACACCAAGAAAACACGACACCGGCGAGCCGCCTGCGAGAGCTATCTCTTCTAATATATATCAGCTTTTCTGGCTCTCAGACTGAAATGATTATGTAATGTATTATGTATTTAATGTATTTAATGGCGCTCGTAGGTGCGCCCATTAACGCTAACGCTATGGGCGACCCTACTCGATACAATTTATTTTTTTTCCAATCAGAGAGACGGCTCTCAGCTGGTACAACTATCTACCAGGACGCTAAAGGGTATAGGGGGTAGTGATCCAGAGCGATTTTTCCCAGACCGGCGGCTGTAGTTTTGTTTTCCTCTCTCGTGAAAATTTGATAGAGGGGGTAAGATTGATAATACCGCACTATCTGTATTAACTGTATTAATCAGTAATATGGTAATATCATATTTATCAGTAATGCAGTAATATGAAGCGCTGAGAGAGGGCTTTCTCTGTGGTTTCATTAGATCAGACGGTAGATGTGGGGCGCATGGGCGCTGATAGGGGGTGATGGATATGAAAGCATAAAAAGAGTAGCCGTAAACAGCGACCAAACCGATACGGCTACCCAGAAAGCAGTACACCAAAAGGCGCACTACTCTGATTATAAGGGTATGCGCTGAGACTTTCAATTAAGATAAGGAGTATACCATTATGAGAAACGTAGCAAAGGCTATCAGAGAGTATGAAGAGAAGTTTACTAAGAAGAGTGGCAGAGGTGGGTGTATCTATGTATCAGACATAGCCCAGGTACATAACATCTGGGAAGAGTCTGCGGATACTTCCGACTTCAATCTTATTGTTACGGCTATGAGAGCCGGCTTTATGATCGGCTATAAGCGTGGCAGGAAAGAAGCCAGAGAAGCCAGGAAAGAGAGTAAGAAGAAGTGAATTTACCGAAAAAACTTGAAGCGCTACGCAATAAGAAGATGTGGCTCTGCTATCCGATGATCTGGAACCCAGAAAAGCATAGCGGCGTAGGCGGCTACGACAAACCACCTATAAATCCTTATACGCTCTATAGCGGAATGAGCAACGACCCGAAGAGCTTAGCTACTTTCGACGAAGCCGCCGCTCAGATCGGCAAGACCGCACGAGTAAAAGTAAAAGGACATGCCGAGCTTGTAGAGTGCAAAGTCGCCGGCGTCGGGATCGCTTTCTCTGGATCTGGCGTAGCCGGTATCGACCTGGATAATGTTGTGGATAGCGAGCGGCGCAAGATGACAAGAGAAGCTCACGAGATAATGATGCTACTCAGCTCGTATACTGAAATATCGCCGAGTGGTACAGGACTGCATATAGTCTTCCTGGGCGAGCTACCGAAAGACATAAAGAAGCTCGCTAAACCTAAGAAAGATATTTTCGGTACTGAGAAAGCAGAGTATCAGCTTTTCGATTCTGGATATATGACGATAAGCGGTAACAGTATCGGCGAGTTTACGGTAGGATCACGTACCGAGCAAGTCGCCCAGGTGTATGAAAGATACTTCAAAGAGGTAGCGCCGATCACGACGCCGAGCACTCAGCGACCTGCGACCGCTTTTCCTGTGGTATCAGGTACTATAGGCGGCTACACTTATCCAAGATGGCTTGAAGAGCTGCGTCGGCTCAGTGACGCCGAGATACTGGAAAGAATCTTTGCGAGCGGTAGTACTGGGCGTAAAGTAGAAGCTCTCTACAATGGCGATATGAGCGCTTACGGCAACGATCACAGCCGAGCTGATCAGGCTCTCTGTACGTACCTGTACGGCTTTACAAACGACAGAGATCTTACCGAGCGGCTCTTCCGCTCTTCAAGTCTGTACAGAGCTGTGGGTAAGAGCCGTAGCTATCTTAACCGTACTCTCAATAAGGCGGCGAAAGAGTGTAAACAACTGATAGGGCATATAGAATTTACCGCAGAAGAGAAGAGGGCTTACGCTCAACAGAAAGAGAAAGAAGAGTTTGAAGCTCTGCGGAACTCTCGCAGAAGACAGAACTCACAAACGAATAAAGCGAGGAATCAGTATGGACGAAGAAAGGTATAAAGAAAT